ATATCCAGTTTAGCTGGTATTTGTTCTGGCGTCAAACCATCTAATTCCTGGATACGGTGTGGGGCGTTTTGCCATATAAGACGGCTCTTTTTAAGGATTTTCTCTGCTTCGGTATCCGGATTCAATAAAAGATCATCGAGCTCCAGCTTCTGCAGCATATTCTTCATGTTCGCAGCATCTGCAGCTCCGTTGGATGTTACCGGAGTTCTCAATCTGAAAAAGCCGCGCCATCCGTTGTATCTTCTGGTCTGACCATCGATGTAAAGCTCGAATGTGGTTTCTCCGTCAGTTACCTTTATGGTCCGGATGGAAGCTCCAAGGTCCGCCTTGGAAGCAAAGAGCTTTTTGGCGTCGTCCGCCAGCTCAAACTCCAGCTCTCCTATGGTTCCTATGGGTTTCATCTTATCCCACGTCTTGGACCATGTTTCCCTGGTGAGCTTTCCGGATATTTCGTAGACCTCATATTCCGTGCCGCTTGCGTCGTCTAATATGCGCATCCTCCTGGCCGTTAAATTGAGGCCTTCAACGCTGCCCTTGTCGCTCCTGACCGGAATGCCCAGTTTTTTCTCCGGAATGATTGAGGCGTCTTTGAATATTTCATCTGCAGATATGATCTCTTTGGCCTTCTGTGGTGCCGGCGTCCTTGCTGCAGCTTTCCTCGCTGCTTCGTTGGCCAGCAGCCTGTTTCTTACCTGGGCACTCATTTCCGGCGCCTTTACTGGGTCCGATATGGCTGTTACCAGCTGGGTCTTATTCATGTTGTTGTAGTATGGGATCTGCTTTTGCTTGGCCAGCTGCTTGAGCTCTGCCACGTTCATTTTCTGAAGTGCTTCCGGGCTGTGCGTTACTGCTGTCAGTGGCTGCTTCATGTGCTCTGCCGCTTCATCCGCCCAGACGAATACTTGTTTTTTGCCGGTTCGCTCGGTGAGAAGGTCACTGAAAAACTGGCGATAGTCTTCTCTTAACCGGTTTTTTCTGTCGACGATAATGTCCAGTAACTCCTCTGCTTCTTTGCCTTTCCCGTAGAGAGCTTCTGCATAGTCCCTGAATATTTCCCGGTATTGGTCGTCCGGGATCGCCTCCACTCTCTTGATGTAGGTCAAGGTATCCTGCAGATCCAGGTCAATCTCTCCCTTTGCAAACCTCCGGAATAAAGTATTATAAATCGGCTCTGTTTCTCCGTAGGTTGCGTTGGGGTGGTATGTGTAGCTCATCTGCTGGGCGCCTATTTCCTTGATGTACCTGAAAGCCTGTTCTTTGTCTGTTCCTATGAGCCATCCTGCGTCGTCCATTACGAAGTTACCGCCGTGGCTGTCAAAGTTGGCCAATAGCCAATCAGTTACATGCTCTCTTTGTAGCTGCGCTGCCATTCCTGGTGGTAGCTGTTCGCTGGTGTATTGCCAATGCTTCAGGTCTATTTTGTCGCTTATGGTTGTTATTCTCTTCTGGTAGGCTCCAAACTTGCCGCCCAGTTCCCCGGTTCCTACGGGTACCGCTGTGTCTGGATCTATTATCGCCTGGACCTTATATCCGGCCTCCTGGACGTATGCCCTGAAGGCTTCTGGTTTTTCAGCTTTGCTTTGTGCTGGCTTGAATAGCCATTCCTGGCCGGTATCATCGATGTATAAATGCATTTCCCCGGTTCCTCCGAGATTTGCCTTGCCTTTGTATTTCATGCCTGGTGGCATTTTCTCCGCCGGCGGTATCAGTGGTTTTGCTGGGTCCGGAGGCTCCGGTGTCGGCATCTGATCTTCCGGGTTCCAGTTCTGGATCACTTCTTGATCAGGCACCGTCTTATATTTCGGCGGTTCCTTCTCTACATAAAGCAGCGCGCATCTGCAGCGTGGATGCGCCGGTGGGGTTTCCTTCTGGCCGCTGTATAGCTCGTTGCCTTTGAAATCAAAATCAGCGCCCATTTCCACTTCGACGCCGTCCAACGCTCCGCATATAGAGCATACACCTTCATCTGCAGCTGTGCTCCAAACTTTCACCACCTTGCCTATGAGGTTCTGCTCCTGGGCCTGCTTTATTCCCTCATCAGCTCCCTTGTTGTAAGCAAAGGCCATTTCAGTTGTGGCTATAGTGAAAGCTCTTTGCCTATGCTGCTTGGCCGCGTATTTCGCTGCTGCTTCCTGGGCTTTTTTCTGGGCCGTGGATTCCTTCATGCCTGGGTTGTTTTCCAGGAGAGTTTTCTTCACATGCTGATAATAGTTCAGGTTGGCCTTGGCCTGGACCTTATTCAGGCCTATCGTCGCACGGATCGCTCTGGCCAGCTCGTCAACGGTGAAGGCTCCGCTGTATGCATGCTGCAGCATGGCCGATATTGCTTCCTTCTGTTCCTCCGCTATTACCGTTACCCATTGGGCACCGTGTTCGTTGATCCATTTGAGGACACCCTGGCTCATTGGATCAAAGAAATAATGCGGGTGTGCTGCCAGCAAGTCTGCATTTGCCGCCTGCATGGCCTCTATCCATAATGGCTTCAGGTGTTCGTTTACAAAGTTTGCGTAGTCGTTTTGCCAGGCCTGGATGGTCTTCACGTCGATGTAGCCGTTGAGGATTGCCTCACGCAGCTCCTTGTATGTTATTGCCTGCTGCTGGTCGTTCCATAGCCTGGTGAGGAAATAAACCGGTTCCGGCTCTATTGCGTCCAGGAATGCGTTTAGTTTATCGAGGACCTCTTGCGCTGCTTTACTCTTTTTGTTTGCCTTGCGTATCGGGTGTTGGTGTCTTGATTTCCTGATCCATATCATCAATCATACCTCCCCAGTCTCTCCATGGCCTTTTTTACAGCTTGCTCATCGTCCTCTAAATCTCCCAGGTCGTCAATGTCTGCCTCTTTGCCTGGTTTAACATCGGAGTTCTGTTCTCTCGGCTGTTTCGTCTGCCTTGGTGCAGTTCCATCATCCAGTCTTTCTGGCAGGCCGGCCACTTCTCTCACATAGTCTTCCAGGTGGTCGTCCGGTACCAGTATGCCGACGCCTGTCATATCCTTGATGTAAGAAGCCAGAGCCTGAATGTCTGCGTTTTCAATGTCTCCGTGCTGCAGCGTCGGATAATCGGTAATACCTGCGAAGTGTTGAGCGTTTAAATCAATCAGCGCCGGGATCGCCTTATTGCTGAAAGTCTCGCAGATAATGTCCAGATAAGCTCCGACGGCCATTGCAAAGATTTCTGTCTTATCGCTGGACAGTGCGAAACTTCCCACCTTCTGGTGACCTAATAAAACAAAATCGGCCAGGACGGTCATTGCTATCCTGGTGTCGTATCTCTCAATAATTGCATTGGTGTCAAACTGTCGGCGCCCTCCTGTGCTTAAGAGCTCCAGCTTCCAGCCGGCCGGTAATGTCAAACCTTCCAGACTGTCCCGTCTTATGTTTTGGACAATTCGGTCTGCGGCCATCCTGACAGCTACCATTTCCGGGTCGTCTTCATCCCAGATGTTCATTCCCTCCGGAGCTGTCAAAGTCGGAAAACCGGCCAGGTCTCTTTCGATACCTATTCCCTCTATCTCCTGGATCCTGCGCTTGAAGTACCAGCTGCGGTATGCATTACGGAGGATGCTCTTTCCTTCCGGGCTGCCTTTCCTGCTCTTGGTCCTGAAGATTAGAAGCCTTTCAATTGGTATCGTGATGAGCTCATACTTTGGCGGCGGCATCTGGATCATTCCGAGGAGATTGTCCTCGTCGTCATATACCCATTCCCAGAGGGTCTCCTGGGCTCTTATCGGGAGCTTGCGCCATCCTATGAGGCCATCGCTGTATTTGCTGTTAAGTCTTGGATCCTTACTCTTGCCGGCGCGCCGCTTATAAACGATTTCGTGAGCGCTCCATCCATATGTCAGGAATGAAAGGATTTCCGATATGGTATCGGTCCAGGTATCCTGCATATCGTCCATACATTGGTAGATGAACTCTGCAGCTTCCTCATCCTTTGCTGTGGGTCCTCCCGGTTGAACCATCCAGGATACTTGCCTGATTAACATCTCGATCGCATAAAGGATTGCGCCGATTACATCGTCGTTCTCACTCATCTCCTTGTAAACCTCGACGCCTTTTCTTCCCTGGAGATCCTTCAGGAATTCCTCATAGAAAAAGCCACCATATCTTTTTTGTCCGATGCGGCCGATTTCCCTGAAATTATTGTTAGCCATTTACTTTCTCACCTCCCTTTCCGCCTTGTCCTGGCTACACAAACATGAAGCCTACTATCTGCACGTTGGAGTTTCCTTTCAGCCTGAATTCCTCGTCGTAGGCGTTTTTGTAGTAGTCTATCTTTGTGTGCAGCAGGGCCGTGTTTGTGATAAGCTCGACGGCTCCGGTTGGCAGCTTGACAGCTACTATCAGCATTTGTGCTGTTGGTCCTTTCTCTTCAGCCTCCTGAAGAAAACGGGCCCTTAATTGATAGCCTTTGGTGTCCATGATGGATCTCTCCTCTCTTTGTTTTTATTTATCCCTCCTTTCCCATCCTACCCGTCGCACTATATAGTGATAGGTAATAGGTAAAAGGTAATAGGTTAAAGGTAATAGGGTACCAGCAGGGCTCGTTCTGTGCTTTTACTGTGCTTGTATGGTGCTTGCACTGTGCTTTTTGCAAAGCCGCATTATTGCTGGGTTTGGAACGGTTGAAGCGAATAAAAAATAAGCGTTTTGAACGCTTTTGTAAGCTCATCATTTTTGTGTCGATTTTTATCATTCGACGCTGTTTTTGAGGTTACCTCACCTTTTGTTGTGCTCTCCCTGTGCTGGGTTGGTATTGGTATCATTCAAGCACCATACTTGCACTGTGCTTGTATAGTGCTTTTTGTTATCGCCGCCAGTAGCTGCTCTTTGTGAGCGTACTGGTCTTTGGCGGTCCTGTCATGGACGGTTTGTCCATGAGGTATAAAATCCCTTGCACCAGGGCGTCTACGGTATCCTTGTATGTTCCCTTTGGAAATATCAAAAGGTCATTGATCAGATCGTGTACCCATGGGTGGGTTGCTGGATCCGGGAACCAGATGTTTCCCGCTTCAAAGTAAGGCGTTACACTGATTGCACGCTCTTCCTTGCTGCCCTTCGGGTTAAACTCTACCATGCCTGGGATCTCTTTTTTTAGGTAGTCGACAATGGCCGGTCCGTTGGCCTTGTTCTCTATAACCTTCGCTCTGGCCTTTGGCCACTTGCCGGTTAGTGTTCGAACCGCGGCCGCGCTCTCGGTGAATGTCATTTTGTCGTTTACCAGGTCATGAATGTAAATGTCCGATCCGCTTCTCCCCATGATTAAGCCGGCGCATTTGGCGCTGCCTTCACTCTTGGTGAACGGCATATCCCAGGTCTGAATAAGCATGTTCTGGTGAGGCGCGTTCTTGAAGAAGTTCCCCAACCATTCTCTCTTGAAGATAATACCTTCAGCTGGTGCCGGTGTCTGCTGGAACTGGCCGGCGTATTGAGCACTTCCCATAGATTTCTTGAGGCCTTCCAGGGCGTCTTTGTCAAATCGTCCTGGATTGAGAAGGTCTCCTTCCTCCCGGATGATCTCCCGGCCGCTTATCGGGAAATGAATAACTGTCCGCTCCGGAGCCTCTGCCGGCAGACATACA